TGCTCTAATCACCCACGTTTTATAACGGCTGTCAAGGTCGAATCACCATGCAGAGCAGCATCATCGAGGTCAAGGCCGACGGCGATGACGGCTCCTTCGGGGGCCTGCTTTCGACGTATGGCAACATCGACTCCGTTGGCGACGTCTGCGAGCCGGGATGCTACGACAGGACCGTGAGCGAGAGGGGGACCAAGCGTCCTCTCCTTTGGCAGCACGACCAGGCGCATCCCATCGGGAGCTTCCAGATTACCAGCACCGAGGGGGCCCTGGCCATCGCCGGGCGCATCAACCTCGGCACGTCCACGGGCAAGGACGCCTACGCGCTTCTGAAGGCCAGGGACATCGACGGGCTCTCGATAGGCTACATCGCACGTGATTATGACTACGACCGCGACGGGGTCCGCCACCTGAAGGACGTGGACCTTTTGGAGGGGTCTCTCGTCACGATCCCGGCGAACGACCTCGCCAGGGCGCAGGCCAAGGCGGGGAGGCTGGAGACCATGAAGGCATACGCGCAGATGCAGAGCCTCAAGGGGCTCACGGAGGACCAGCGCAAGGCCATCCTCTCCGAGCTGGACAGCATCAAGGTGGGCGACGTGGACGAGGACGGCAACGAGGTCGTCGAGATCGTCGACGTCGACCTGCCCGGGGAGAAGGCCGACGACGAGGCCGAGGAGGCCGTCGACGACACCGACAAGGGCGAGGCGTCCAAGGAGGACGAGCCCGACATCGACGACGAGGTGGAGGACGCTTTGAAAGCCCTCGCCGAGGCCGTCAAGAAACTGAAAGCGAAGTTCAAGGCGTGATACACATGGACGCAGAGCAGATCAAAGCCATCGCCGAGGCCGTAGAGGGCATCGGGAGGAAGATGGACGAGGACATGGCCGCCGTCAAGCAGGCGGTCGGCGACCTCCAGGCCAAGGGCGTCTCCGGCGAGGCCGGAAGGACCCTGGACCCCGAGGTCAAGAGCATGATAGACCACATCAGGACCGGAGCCGAGGTCAAGACCGGCACCGTCGCCAACCCCACCACGGGAGGCTACGCCGCCGTGCCGAGCTTCGTCTCCGAGGTCGTGGCCAAATACTACCAGGAGAACCCGCTTCTCCAGGAGATCACCATCAACCAGGTCTCCGGCAACGTCGCCGTCGTGCCCGTCGAGAAGGGCGCCCCCGCGACCTCGTGGGTCGGGGAGACCGAGACCAGGACCGGCGACGTCGGCAGGCTCGGCATCGCCAACATCCCCATGAACGAGGTCATCGCCAAGGTGCCCCTGTCGAACGTCTTGATAAACGACGCCAACCTGTTCAACGTGGAGCAGTACATGGCCGACAGCGCGTCCCGCGCCCTGTCCAGGGCCATCGGCAAGACCATCATCGACGGGAGCGGGGCGAAGCAGCCCGAGGGGGTCCTGACCGCCGCCGGGACCGCCACCATCGCCTCCGGCAACGCCTCCAAGATCACCACGGACGCCCTCTTCGATATGATAGGGAAGCTCCCCGAGAGCGCCATCCCCGGGGCCAAGTGGCTCATGTCCAACAGCACCTTCTGGGCGATAGCCAAGGAGTTCGGCAAGGACTCCAGCTACGTCAACATGCCCCTCGCCGCAGGCATCCAGCCCGCCATCCTCGGGCACCAGGTCATCCTCGCGGATATGCCCGCCATCGCTTCCAACGCCTGGCCCGTGGTCCTCGGAAACTTCAAGGACGGATACCGCGGGATCCAGCACGAGGGCCTGTCCTACCTCCGCGACCCCTACTCCCAGGCCGGGAACGGCATCACCGTCACCTGGTTCTCCAGCAGGTTCGGAGGGCAGGTCGTCAACCCGGAGGCCTTCGTGAAGATGAAGGTCGCCGCGTCCCTGTGAGGTGAAGAAAATGGCAAGAACCGCATACCCTGCAAAGGCCGCCCCCGGCGGCAGCACCGCAATCGACACCGCCGGCTACGGCACCGTGACCATCGTGGGCACCACGACCGCCGCGTCCAGCGCGATAACCATCACCGTCTGCGACACCGTCGACGGCACCTACGCCGCGCCCGCCGCCGGAGAAGTCATCGACCCCGTAGCGGGCACCGCCCCGACCCTGACCGGACTGTCCTCCGGGACCACGGTCATCGCGTCCTACATCGGCCCCAAGCGCTTCATCAAGGCCGTCGGGACCACCACCAACGTGATCGTGGTCCTCGGGGAGCCGAGGCAGGGCTGGTCCAACAGCTGAAACCATCGAGGGGGCCATCCCCCTCGCCACCATGCCGGCGCCAGGCGAGTTTCCCAGACCCCTCTTGGCCGTGCGCCGGCGCCCCATCACCGCCGGGGGCGGCCTTTTCTGCTTTCTGCCCCTCCGGCGACCGCCCACGTTTTATAACCGCCCACCCCGACGCCCGACGCATGGACATAACGGCTTACATCCAGCCCGAGCTCCTGATCCTCGTCCCCGTCCTGTACCTGGTTGGGGAGGGGATAAAGCGCTCCGAGACCCCCGACGAGGTGATACCCCTGGTCAACGGCCTGCTCGGGATGCTCCTGGCCACGCTCTACTGCTTCGCCACCCGCGACGGCAAGGACGTGGCGATGGTGCTCTTCACGGGCATCGTCCAGGGCATCCTGTGCGCGGCGGCGGCCACGTATCTATATGAAGCGCAGAAGGACGTCAGGAGGCTCAGGGAATGAGCGACCTCGAGGGCATCGGCATGGTCGTCGTCGCCCTCGGCTCCGTTCTCGGCCTCGTGGCCGCGGTCTCCGGCCCCCTCGTCAAGCTCAACTCGGCGATAACGAGGCTGGAGACGGTCCTCACGGCCCTCCAGGACCGCATGGCCGAGGCTGGCGGGACCATCAAGGACCTCGACTCCCGCATGGACCGCGCCGAGACCACGATCACGGAGCACGGGATGCGCATCGAGAGGCTCGAGGACGAGTGCGCCAAGCACCGCCAGCACCCCTAAACCCCTTACACACCCACGTTTTATAACGGCTCTCCAAGTCGAAATCCCATGTACGGGAGGTACGACACGATTTTCCGGGGCACGACCCAGAGCATCGAGATCGACGTCCCCTACGACACGCGCCTGCTGTCGAAGGTATACGCGACGTTCACCCAGGAGGGCCAGACGGTCCTCGAGCTGGACGTCGCCGACGTGATGCTCGGGGAGGGCAAGGTCTGGCTCCCTCTCCAGCAGGCCGACACCAACGCCCTCAAGGCGGGGTTCGCCACGATGCAGATGAGGGCCCTGTTCTCGGACGGCTCGGCCATCGCATCGGAGCATCAGACTTATCGCATAGTGGACGCGCTGAAGGAGGGAGTAATCTCATGAGGAAGGACTACAAGCCGAAATGGAGCCCCATCACCGAGGTTCCAGTGATCCCGGTCCACGAGGACATGGCGGGGAGGGACGCGCCGTCACAGCATCCCATCGAGGCCATCGACGGCCTGACGGAGGCATTGGCCGGGAAGGTCGACGCCGACGCCACCAAGGGCCTCAGCGCCAACGACTACACCGACATCGACAAGAGCAAGCTCGACGGCATCGCCGAGGGGGCCGAGACCAACGTCATCAACTCCGTCAAGGTCAACGGCACCGCGCTGATCCCGGACGGCGACAGGGCCGTGGACGTCACCGTGCCCCTCGCTCTGGACGGGCTCTCCTACGAGGGAGGGGTCCTGACCGCCACGGACACGGCCGGGACGGAGGTCGCATCCGTGGACACCGGCCTGGGGTCGGCCTACGTCGGGGCCAGCTTCGACCCGTCCAACAGCGCGATAGTCTTCGACACCTCCGCAGGGGACGAGGTCTCCATGCCCATGCCTTCCTACAGGGACGGCGCGGAGCCCAACGTCATCGACGGCATCGTCTACGACGGCGTGACGGCATCCCCGGACGCCAGCAAGGTCGTGGCCCTCGACGTCTACACCAAGGCGCACAGCGTCCAGCAGGCCGAGGTCGACGCCTCCACGGGCGTCCTCACCCTCAAGAACGCCAATGGCGACGCCATATCCGCCGTCCAGACCGGCCTCGGAGGGCTTATCGCCTCGGCCTCCTACGACCAGGCGAACCTCCGCATCGACCTTGTGAAGGCGGACGGCTCGCACCTCTACATCCCCCTCAACCTCGCCGTGAGGCCCTACGCCGGGACCGACAGCATCCTGCTCGTGCCGACCGACTCCGCGACGCAGATCTGGCTCAACCCCGACTTGGAGTCGGGCATAAGGCACGCCGTCAAGGACAACGCCGACGCCGTGGCGACCGGGAATTACACCTTCCAGGGCCCGACGGCTTTCTCCGGCCCGACGGCGGGCCTGTCCCTGAAGTCGACCAAGGGGGCCGCCGACACCGGCCAGGCCACCTGCATCTACCACTACCTGACGGGCGACGGGAGCGAGGCCCTGACGGCATACGACGACATCTACCTCCAGAGCACCCGCATCGTCAAGAGGATGCGCCTCACGGGCAGAGGGGGGGCCAGCCATACCTTCGGAATCGTCGCCAACGACGACGGCACGGGGTACGCCGTGGCTCCGAGCTACCTCCCCTCCGATGGGAACGGGGGCACCGCCGCCCCCTCGGACGGCACCACCGTGATAACCCAGGCCATGCTGGCCGCCAGCCCGTCAGTGGTCCACACCACGGGAGACGAGACCATAGGCGGGAGCAAGACCTTCACGGGAGGCATCTACGGGCGCGGGGCGCAGTTCGACGGCCAGTTCTACGTCAGCCGCGACATCAACCTCGCGGACACGCACCCCAAGTCGACGACCTCCGCCGTCATCTCCAAGATCATGCGGCGGGTCCCGACGGCTGAGGGGAGCACCAGCTATGAAGCCGTGTCGCAGAACTACGTCTTCCTCGGCACAAACAGCATCGCGGAGTACACGACCGTCTCAGGGCGCAACGGCTCCGCCACAGCGACATTAGTCGCCAAGGACGACGGCACTGCCTACGCCACGGCCCCCTCCCTCTTAGTGGGGGACGGCCACGACGGGGTGCTCGCGCCTTCCGACGGGGACACGGTCATCACGCAGTCTATGCTGGCCGCCAGCCCGACCGTCATGAGGACGTCGGGCGACCAGAGCATCGCGGGGGCCAAGACCTTCACGGGCACCGTCGTGGAGGCGGGGGCCATCAGCTCCAAGAGCGTAGTGACGCCGTCCGTCCAGACCGTCGAGGACACGGCCTGCGGCTGGTACAAGGTCTACGAAATCAGCGTCACCACCAACGTCACGCACACCCTCGTCCTGTGGAGCTCGCCGACCTCGCCAGTGGTGGGCTCGTCATACCCTATGGGGGTCCTTGTGGCGTCCATCAGGGGCTCGTCGTGCGTGCTCAAATGGGAGACGGGGATGGCCGGCGCCGAGGAGGCCGACCTCCAGAAGACGGCATTGGTCTGCACCGAGACCGAGTCCGGCTACACCTGGGCCCTGTGGCAGAAGGCCGACGGCGCGAGCATCGGGCGCTACCTGCACCGCATGGCCGAATACACGATGAACGGGCCGTCGAGCGGATGGACGGCGGTGACCCCGACCGCGGCTGACGCGCAGGAGTCCCTGCCGAGCGGGGACAATATCACGGTCCACTATTCGGAGGCATGAAATGACCACAAGAAGGAGCCCGGACGGGCAGGTATACACGGAGGTCCCGGTCGTACCCAGGCACGACCAGCTGGACGGCAGGAGCCTGGGCAACTCGCATCCGATAGAGGCCATCACGGGCCTCCGGGACGAGCTGGACGGGAAGGTCGACGCCGTGGAGGGGAAGGGCCTGTCCACGGAGGACTACACGACCGAGGAGAAGGAGAAGCTGGACGGCGTCGAGGAGGGCGCGGAGGCCAACCGCGTCGCCACGGTCAAGGTCAACGGCGCGGCGCTGACGCCGGACGAGGACAGGGCGGTGGACGTGGAGGTCCCCTCCGGGTACGGCACCGAGCTCGTCCTTGGGACGTCCACCCTCACCATGCGGAAAGGCGACGGCACCGAGAGCGCGGTGGAGATAGGCAACCCCCTGACCACGGCGTCCATCGTGAGCCAGAGGACCAGGCAGAGGCTGATATTCGGCAGGCGCACGGGGCCCGCGGTCTCGCTGGAGATCCCTTGCGAGGACGGGGCGCAGAAGAACGTCATCGAGTCAATCAGGGTCGACGGCACGCCCGTCAGCCCGACCGGCACCGGCGTGAACATCCGCCTCGACGCGGTGGCCAAGCGCATCTCCTACGACGGCTCGACGGGCACGCTGGCCCTCAAGAACGGCTCGCTGGCGACGCTGGACGCCGCCACGCTTCCCCGCAAGGGGCTGGCGTCGGCCAGCTTCGACGATTCGAGCGACCGCCTCACCCTCACCCGCGACGACGGCACCAGCGTCCAGGTGGACCTCTCCGCGCTGGACGTCGGGGCCTCCGCCGGGAGCATGATAGCCGTCTCCGACGAGGGCGTAATCTCCCTGACCTCGGAGGCGCAGGACATCGTCACCGACGCGGCGGCGCACATAGGCACCAACGCCTTGCACGTGAGCACCGCCGACCGCAACAAGT